GATAAATATGGTGTAGTTAAATTAGTTCTTTCTGCTAATTCTATATTAATATTAGGTCCTCTTAAAGGAGTACTATCTGGGAGGGTTTCAGCAACAAATCGTACATCTACTTCATATACAAAAGGATCAGATATATTTTCTACTATCCAAAATGTATCTTTTAATCTAATATTAGATGGTAAAGGTTCATATAACTTAATATATAAATTAGCATAAGCTTCATTTGAATTATCAAATGCAATATTTACCGCAATGTAAGTTTTATTATCACCAAAATTTAAAATAAAATCAGTATAATATGCTCTTGTATTTCTTTCGGTTACAAAATCTAAATAAGCTTGTCCTAATTCAGTATAAGATAAAGTATTAATAGAAACTTTTATTTCAGTTCTATCTGGAGAAATGTTGGAGATAAAAAATTTATTAGCAGTAGAACTTGAAAAGAGTAATCTATGAAAATTATAAATTATATTAAATGTACCTAAACCTAAACCATATGACATTACATCTTTTTCAGGATTAAGTTCAATTTGGTTAGATAAAGAAGTCCCAGCAGATACTTGTCTTAAATTATAATTTCTAAAATCATAAATTGAATTTATTATAACACCATCAGCATCAGTAAGATGCATTTCTACCTTATCATTAGGTAAACCAAATTCAGTACTAATATCTAATAAATTCAGTAATGATTCATCATTATCTTTATAATCTTGATTTATATATGAATCAGGACGAAGGGGTAATATGTTTATAATTTCCATTATTGGGATGCAATTAAATCATCTATTTCTTTTTGTAAAGTTATGTTTTCTAATCTCAACTGATTAATCTCATCTAATAAAGCATCTATTTCACCTGAATTTTGGGTTACTCCAACAAATTCTGTGCTTCTTCTGATTAGTTCTAGGTGTGAGTTAAATTCACCTTCAGTAGGGATTTCAAAAAATAGATCATTATAGTAACTAAAAAATTCATTTACAGTTACAACTGAGGCTGTTACCTCGGTTGGAGGACTGATTAATTGTCTAAATTCAGTATCAATTACATTAGGATAAGTAATTTTACCATAAACTGTTTTAACTAATCGAATTTGTTCAGCCATTATTTAACTATTTTAAAATAATTATTAGGATTATCTATAATTAAAGTTTCACCATTTGAAAGTATAGTTTTTATTAAAATTTGATAATATCTTTCAGGTTCTAAACCATTCATATACAATTTAAAATAATTACTTGTATTATCACAACTTACTTTAGTATAATTAGTATCAAAATCAATTACCATTTCTTCAGTTTTTACATCTTTTAAGGCCCAATATGTAGTTGAAGGTAATGCCTTTGTATTTAAATATACTGAAGTTGTAGTAAAAGCACGAGCAGGGTATCTATCTCTTGATTTTATTCTAAAAGTATAAACTGTGTTTTCTTCAAATTCTGCTCTATTATTAGATATTACAGGTATAAAATCTGATGTAGTTAATTGAGTTAATGTAGTACTATATGAACTATCGTCCCATCTAAATTCCAATTGTGGAGGATAAATAGTATGAGTATCCATTGAAAAGAATTTAGTAACTAATTGATTAGTACTACTTTCTACACTACTACTATGTTTAATTAAGATACCATTATTAGGTATAGAACTAGAATACCAAGAAGATACTATAGTTGTTATATCAACATTTATATCTTTATCTGAAAGATAATTAAATGATTGGGTAGAAAATGTATTAGTTATAAAACTACTACCTGAAGTAGCCCAATTTTGTGTTTGCGTTCTAGAAACCCAAGTACAACCTTCAGTTGTTATAGGATCATCTCCAGATCTTCCTAATCCCATATCCCAACTTTGAGAAATTGGATAAAAAAATAGAGTATAATCAATAGGAATAGTAGCGTCAGCTAAAAATAATTTTAAATAAGATTTCCAACTTCCACTAACTATATTAGTTAAAGTACTACTAATTTGTGAATTAGAAAATTGAATTAATGCTCTTGTTATTTCAGAAGTAGAAGAAGGGATTTGGGTATCATTTGATATTTCTAATATTTCATCTCTCCCAAAATTTTGAGTTAAACGATAAGAAGAAATAAAAGTATCTTTTTCAGAAAATATTTTATAAACAGCCATAAATCTAATATATAATATAAATATACATTAGATAAATTTTTTAAAAAGTAACTGCTCGACCTTGAATATCTGTTGTTAGATTTTTAACTTCAAAAATACTAGGATCTAAAGAAGGATATAAAATATTATTAATAGTTGCTCCTTTAACATCATAAGAATATTGTGAATAACCTAAATTAGTGCCTGCTTTATTTACTATTTCTACTTTTTGTACAGTTTGTACTCCTTCTACTTGGTCTAAAATACTATAAATATCTGAAAGGATTATAGGTTGATTAATTTGCCATTTATCTATATCAAAATATGATTGTAATGTTGTTAGACAATTGTTTACTACTAATTTATTATTATAGTTTGGTCTAACTATTATGTCAAAATTAACTCCAATATTAATTATAAAAGCATCTTTTATGTTAACAGCATCAGTTAACATTCTATATTCAGAAAGAAATACTTGTAGATTTTGTTTCAAAGCAGAATTAGAAGGTACTAAATTACCAGCAGAATCTTTTGATAAAACATAAAGAGAAATAGCATTCATGTTTTGTGTTGCTAATAAATCTGTTGGAAAATTAACACTTATTCCCATATCTTGAGTAACAAATGCTTTAGCAATTAAACCATATTTAGAAGGTAAAGATAAAGTTCTAATGATATAATCATCATTAGTTATAGTTCTTAACTGTGTAGGATACATAGCTAAGGCATTTTGTCTTATTTCTTCATTTGTATCTCCATCACCACCTCCTACTGCTGCTTCTTCATTAGTAAATGCTAATGAATTAAGTACTACAGTTTGTAAACTGGGGTCTAAATTACTACCTGCAAATGTAGATGTTCCTCCTGTTCTTAAATTTAAAGTATCAACAGGAATATTTGATATAGCCCCTCCTCCTTTTAAATAAGTAACTGTTAAAGTAGTATTTGATGGAGCTATACCATAAGTTTGAGTATATAAAAAGTTTGAAGGATCCCAAGCAGTAGTCATTTTATCAGTCCCATATGGTAATCCTAAACCAATATTATCAGGATTAGGAATAATTTCTTCATCAGCTCCTGATGATATACCTGATCCAAATTGTAATTCTAAATTATTATTGCTTCTAAAACGAGAAACAAATCTTCTAGGTACTTTTTTTAGTTTTAATAAATATGGGGTTGTATTACTATATTGAGCTAAATTAGGATCATTAGTTGCAGTATTTTCAACTGCTTCAAAAATAGTATCTTGAGCTAAATATGGTACCTCATACCATTTATTATTATCAGAATCATTTACCTCTAATATAGAAATTATATTAGTATCATTAATAGTTACGGTAGGAAAACGTTCAGGATTACCAAATGTAAAAGTAGTTGTTGTTAAAGTTCCTGCCGTAGCTTTTACTGTTTTTTTAAGTAAATAATAGGTAGGATTAGAAGTAATTTGTGAAAATGAATAAACTGAAATTTCTGTAGGGGAAGATCCTGAGTTAGAAAAATCTATTTTTTCATTTATATAAAAAGCAGGATTGTTTCCAATATTAGCTTGTAATTGAGTTCCTTCTTCTATGATTAGAGCATAATTAAAATCAGGGAAATATATATCATTAACCAAAATTGAAGGAACTATTTGGAATATACTAACTTCTACAGTAGCAGCACTTGTTACTTTAGGTTGATATCCAAAATTATATGCTAGAGCTAATAAATTTTTTCTTTGTTTAGCAAACTGTAAAAAATTTTCTTGGATCTGGTTATCAGTATAAAAAGATAAAACGTCTCCAACATATGAAGCCATTTCAATTAGCATCATACCTGGTGAGGCTTCAGTAAAGTCATTATAAGTATTTGGATAATAGGTTTTAGCAAAATTAATTAATTGTGCTTTTAAACTATCAAAATCTTTATTTAAATATTGTATTGCCTTAGTACTAGCCATTATTAAAATTTATTAAAATTTCATCTTGTATATTAGTATTTAATATAGAATAACTAAAATATACTTGTATTATATTTTGGTCGGGAGTTGAATTTACATTTAAATTATTAACTTGTATTTGAGGAAAATAAGATTGTAATCCAAAAGTAATAATATCTTCTATATTTTGAGTAGTCCCTTGAGTTATTTGTTCAAATAATTGTTCTCTTATACCTGCTCCAAATGAAGGATTCATTACCCTTTCTTGTCTTCCTGTTAAGAAAAAATTTAAAATATTTGATTTAACAGCATCTTTAGTTGTGTAAGTAATATTTAACCCTGTAGTTCCATTAAAAGGGATTTGAATACCTATCCCTTTACTAGGTTGTAAATCTAAAGGATTAATATTAATTGTATTATATGCCATTATATTTTACCTTTATCTTTTAAAGCCCCCATTAAATTTGAAAAATCAGGTACTACATCAATATTTACATCATTTATATCTCTAACAGAACCTTGAGATTGAATCATTTCATCTACAGTTGCAACTACGGGAGTATTATAACCTCCCATCATTCCAGGTGCTCCTCCATTCCAACCTACAGCTTGTGAAGCATTAAACTCTCCTCCATTTAAAGTTCTCCATTCACCTGCTTGAGCAGTTTCATTTAATAAATCTAAAATAGGATTACCTGTTGGTAAAATAGATTTTTTTTCTTCACTCATTACTCGAGATAATGAAGATTTAAAAGTAGATTCTACTTTAGAAGTAGGTTGAGCTGTAGTAGAAGAAATGGGTTGACTTTTAGATTTTACAGCCTCAAGTAGAACATCTCTCATTTCTTCTTGAATAGCTTTTTTAACTTCTTCTCTAATTATTTGTCTAAATTTTTTTAAATCCATACATATAAATATTTAATTATAAAACTTATTTTAATCTGGAGGTAGAGTACCACCAAATACATCATCTAAATTATATCCAGCTGATTCTATAATATCTAATACTTCTTGGTCTGTAGGTGAATCATTACCTAAATCACTAGTACGTGTTTGTCTTTGTCTATCAATATATAATTGGCCTTCTTTTATTAAAACTTGATCATCAGTAGCATAAGTAGCGGTTCCTTCATATTCAATTACTCCTCTTTGGTCAGCTACTACAACTCTTCTTCTTAATAAAGTAATACCTTCATCTGTTACTTCTTCTTTAATTATATTAATAGTATAACCATTATATATTAAAGGTAAAAGAGATGTTGTTCTAGCAGTAGGGAATAGTTCATCTAAAGTATTTAAGTTATTATTCAAAGAATCAATAGCACTTTGTACTGAATTTAATAAGTTTGTATCTCCTGCTGTAAGATTACAGCTTCTAAGTCTTGTATATAGAACATTAAGACTAGCTATTATTCTAAGTATACTACTTCTTATACGATTTATACTTCTTAATACTGAGGTGTTTAAGAAATCTGAGGAGATAAGTGTTATAAGTTGTAATTGTAATATGAAGAGTGAAGTATTTGCTAATAAATCAGCTTCAGTATTAGTATCTGCATTAGTTTGTGAAACCACAGGTCCCCCTCCACCGCCAACTGCTAGAGGAGTTCTTTTCTTTTTTAAGAATTTTTTTATAGCAAGAAATACTTTAATAGCAGTATTAATACCTTTTAGTACATTATTAATAGTTTTTACAATTTGTTGTACAGTAACAATAGCTTTATCAACTGCTTGAACAGATTTAATTACTTTTTGTACATCATCTCTAAATCTTTCAGGTCTAATAATTCCTGCTAAAACCGCATTAATATCAGCTTCTGCTTCTCTAATAGTAGAAGATATTTCAGGTGGTATAAAAGGAGGTACTAAAGAAGTTAATTTAGCAGCAAAATTTTGAAGTATAGTAACTTTTGTTATTATTGATTGAAATGGATTAAGAACGGTTTGTGTAACTTCAGTTACTGGTTGGATAGCTTGTTGGACTTGTAAAAAAGTTTTAGATAAACCTATTCCTCCAGGAATTTGATCTAATAAATCAGTTGGTGGGACAAAATCTTGTATAGTTTGAGCTATTCTATCAATATTTTCTTGTAATTTTAGAATTCTTTCTCTATATTTTTGATCAGTTTCACCTGCTAATCTTAAAGGATTTAATTGTTCTTCAATTTCATTTATAAATCCAAAAAGTAATCTTTGATATTTAAAAAATTCTGCTTCTAAAGATCCTTCAAAAGGTGCCTTTGATAAAATATATCCTAAAGGATTACACCAATCAATAGAATTAATTTCTACTAATACATTATTAACAGTTCTTAAAATCTTAAGCATATAGTTAGTAGCCTTAGTAATATTTTTAGGGGCTACATCACATAATATTCTAGCAAATCCTAATGCTACATTCATTATAAAAGAAAAGTTTTATTAGACCTAATTCTTCCAAGTAAATTTCCTAATTGCAATGTGTCTGCTACTAAATTATCCCCAGCTACTACTACATTAGGAATACTTACTCCATTACTATCTCTAGCACTAGCTAAATTTTCTCCTAAAACTAATAATGCCTCTATTAAAAAATTTAACATATCATATAATTTTTCTCCTCTAATTGCAGGTTCAGGTTTATTAAGATCAGTTTCTAATCCTAAATAAATTCTAGGTGAATTAATAATTAAATCTTCGTCACTATTAAAATGAATAGTTCCTGCTGAAGAAAAACTAATAGATTCCTTAGCAAATAACATTATAGAATCATCCTTAGAGTTTAAAGTAACTCTTCCAGAATTTATTATTATTTGATTTCCTAAATATGGAAATTCTGGTTGATAAGGGGTTGCCATTTATAATTTTTTTAGATTTTCTATAGGAGGTATAATTACAGGTAAATAATTTAATTGATCTCTTAATTGAGAAATAGCATTTTGATATACAGTCACTTTATCAGTACCTGTTATACTTACTGTAGTTGCTAATACTCCTAAATTATCTATTGCTCTTAAATTTATAGTAAATTGGTCAAAAAATTCAATTAAATCTCCTTCAGCTACATATCTTGGTTGAGTATTAACTGATGGATTAGGTTCTGGTGAGAATTGAGTATTAGATTCTGTTGGTTCATTTTTAAGATTATCTGCTTGTTGAGGTGATACATCAGGAGATACAAAGAAAGGATCTGGGATTTGTAACGAGCTATTAAATGAAGGTCCTAAAGTTGTTTGGTATGATTTTAAATTTCTAGAAGCATATTCTATAGGAATTTCTTGCCCAGCACATAAATAAATTGATGATCCATCATTTATAGGGTCTTCATAAATAGGAACCCAAGGACTAGGATCTATATCAATATTAGATTGATTATTTCTAATAATAATGATAGGAGAACCTACTTCACCTTGTGTACTCCATGGATTATTTACTGTTTTTGGTTTTGTAGTAGAAGAAAAACGAATAGAATTTCCCCATCTTCCCTCTATTAATATGTCACCTTCTTCAGGTAATAAACTACGAATATTATCTTTTTCAACAAAAGAACTTCCAAAATTTAAATCACCTCCTGCATAAGTTTTTATATCAGGAAAAGCATTATGGTGAACACTATTCCATATCCCAACTGTAGTTAAATAATAAAAAGTTTTAGCTTGAGGACTATCATTTAAATCATATGAAGGTGCACTAAATATCATTACTATTTCTTCTAAAAGAGGATATTTAGTAATATTATTAAATAAAGGTCTAGCTATTAATCCTGAAGGGTTACCAGTATCAGGTGAAGATCCTAATGGGGAAAATTTAATTGATCCTAATCCTGCCCAACCTCCAGCTTGAGTAAAAAAATTATCAGTTTTAGTATCAGGAGATAAAACAATATCATTAACTCTAGCAAAGAAAAATGGATTCTTACTTCCTCCACCTCCACGGTTAGAAGATATACTAGATACACTTTGCTGTAAATTAGGATATAAACTACTCATATAATTTCTTTACAGGTACTTCTTCTACTTGTTTATCTAATTGTTGAATAGTCTCTAATAATGCTTCTTTTTCGGCATCACTAATTAATAAATCTTCTCCATTTGAACTATTATTCATAGCTCTTTGAATTATACCTGCCATTTTAATTAATAAATCATCATTTTTAACTGAAACGTCCAGATAATCTTTAATTAAAGGAACAATTATAACAGCATCACCAGCTGAGGTGATAAATGGTTTTAATTGTTCTATCATAAGTCTAATTTCTTTTTCTTTGGTAGAAGAATTAGTATGTATTTCTTTTAATAGATCAGCAAAAGTTTTTTTACCAAATAAAACTATATTGTTAAAATCCATAATATTATTTTTTAATATAAATATTAAACTTTTAACTTTTTTAATAATTTAAACTAACATATCCATAATCTAAGTAATGGTTTAGTAACCTTGAATATACTTTTTCTAATTTTTTTACTACTTTAGTAATTTGTGATGTAGTTTGATCTGTTTGTTCTCTAATATAGATATAAATCCCTTTTTTATTAAAAATATCTAAATTTTCTCTATGTTTAAATAATTGCATTATAGCATCAGCAGTTTTAGTATCTTCATTTTCAGGGAATATTCGGTATAAATGAAGATCTATATAGTTTATAAATTGATTTATAAAATAATTTTCATCATCTCCATGATCAGTTAAATCATTAGAACTATTTACTATATTTAAAACAATAGTTTTATCTTCATCTATAGCTTCAATTTCGGCTTTACTTTTTAACTTTTCATAATTTTTATTATTATAAAGAATTAAATAACGTTTAGCTATAGTACCAAAATAAGAATAAGCTTTTCCTTTTGATTGATCATATAAATGAAGTTTTTCTAATAAGAAAGCCGTTACCTCATGTTGAAGTTCGGCTATAGTCTCTACTTCAGTATAATAAAACTTAAAAGTATGAATTATATTTTCTGTTAACTTATGAAAAGCATATTTAATATGTTCATTATATATTTTATTTCTAATAATAGAATCAGTTGAAGCTAAATACGCAATAATAGCATCTTCAGTTTCTTGAGTAAAATATTGTTTTTTTTCTTTTGGTTTCCTTTTCCTAACAGTTCCTTTTTTAGTATATAAAACTGGAGTAGATTCTTGAGGGACTTCTAGTATTTTTATTTCGGAGTTTAGTACATCCATATTATTTTATAAATTTTATATAGTCTGATAAGGCTTCTTGGATTGTTTTTAAATTAGTGAAGAAAAAACCTACTTCATCGTCTGATTGGAATAATTGTTTTGAATCAATTTCTTTTATTTTATCTTCTGAGGTTTTTACTAGGTCATAAAATTCTAAGATATATTTTTCTTGTATTGTTATAGTATTTTCTAGTTTTTCTACTTTTCTAAGTAAATTCCAAATAACATATCCTATAATTCCTAGGACAATTACTCCAATATTAATATAAATTAATGTCATATTATATATTATTTAATAAATTAGCAAAAGGTGCGTCTGGGTTAGATAATTTAGGTGTTTTGACTGAGAATTTGTTAGGCGTCTTAATTTCTATTTTTTTATCTTGCTTAAATTTAGGTAACCATTCTTTTTCAAATTCAATACGTGCAGCCATTAAATCAGCCTGGTGTAATATTAGAGGTAAAGCAGTACGTGGTTTTTGTTCAGGCATAAAAGTCATAAGATATTTTTTATTTCCTTCATCATATAAACCATCATGTGTCTGAATAGCAATCATCTCATTGAATGAATATTTAATATCATGCTGTTGTAATAAAAATAATCCTCTATCAGGAACAGAAGCAAATGGTAATTTAGTATTAAACATATAATCTTCTCCTAATTTATCTTTTCTCCATTGATCAGTCTGAGGAATATAAGAATCATATTGGTCATCTCCCATCTTACCTAAATCATGATTTAAAGCAGAAAATACTAATTCTTCTTTAGTATAAGTAGAAGTATCAACTCCCATTTCTTCCCATACATTATGTAATTTAAGAGCACAATCTATTACTCTTAAAACATGATCTACATACCCACCTGGAAAAGCATTATGGTATTCTTTTTTATGGGCGGCAGGCATTAACATGATACGTTCTGAGTATTTAGAATAAAAATCTAATAATTTAGAACGACGTGGTTCTGAAATATAAACTTTAATAGTTTCTTCTAAATCAATCCAATTTTGTTGGATTTGTTCTGCATTTAATTTCATAACTGTTTTGTTGTTTATTGATTAAAAATTTTAAAAATATCTTCTACTACATCATCTATTGAGTCAAATACCCTAATACTTTCAGAAGGTAACATAAAAGTTTCAGAAAGCCAAATAATATTATAGGGTTGAGTTAAAATTATCATTGGATATTTATCACACCCATAATATTGTTCTAATTTATCTCCTAATTCTGGGGTTTTTAAGGAGTCTATATCAGTATAAGGTATATTTAAATTATTTAATTTTTCTTTCAATTGTTTACAATGCCCACACCATTCCAATGTTAATATAATTAATTCCCAATCTTTCATCTTTTCTATCTTTTTATCTTATATATTTTTTTTCTTTTCCCGTACCCTAATTATACGGAATAAAGTCTTAACATCCAAATTTTTTATATGACGTTTTTATAACTTTATAATTTTTGATATAAGTATATAAAATCAACGTTACTCTAAATTATCTTCTTTTGATTCAATACTACTATTATATTTAGATATTTTAGCATTTAAATTTTTGATTCTTTCGTGAATTTGTGGGGTCAATATTTCTTTATGGGTCATAAAATCTTCTTCTAAACCTTTTATTAATTTAGATACTTCCCCCATATAAGAATTTCCTTCGGTTTTTATAATAGATTCAATCATATTTAATGATTGAATAAATATAGGTTCTAGTAATTGGTTTGTTTTGTAGTCAAAGTTAAAATCAAAATCTTCCATTGTTATTTATTTAATTCTTTAATAAAATAATACACTACTACAGGATGGAAAAGTACAATACATATAAAACTTTCCCATGTAAACTTCTCATAAGATTTATAATACATAACCATACTTATTAAAGCAAACACAATGCCTGCCCCTAAATATGCCCTCCCCACCATCCATATATACCATAAAATCTCATTAATCATAATAAATTCCTTCAGAGGTTTTAAAAACTTGCCCAAATTTTTCAATAATTTGAATAGCCTCTTCAAGGGAAATTTTAAAAAATTCTCTAGAAGAATCTTGAAACGAATTCATCCTTACAGTCTCTAAATGTTGATGAACAATATTTTCTAAAGCATAACCATCAGAAACAGGTAAAGCCCAACGCAATTGCCATTCGGAAACAGTACCGGCCCCATTAATTTGTTTTACACGAGAAATAGGGGAAACAGCTTTACCTATTTTACATATCTCAGGATATGCCTCATTAGTTAAAATGTATACATATTGACCTTTAGTAGTAGAATGATAAAGTTTTAAAGCTGATTCCTTGTTTTTTCCATACATATATGTCCAAATAGTTTGTAAAGTATCTTCTTGAAGAGTTTCTGTTTTGTGTTCTATGATGAAATCAAAAGAAAGAAAATCAAGAAGTCTACCACGTGGAATCTTTTTATATTTAATTTCTAATTCTTTAAAATTAGATATCCAGGTAGAGAACTGAGAATACTCGTTTAAAGAAGACTGGGTACTATTGGTATTATAGATTATAATCTCATCGTGAGATTCCATTTCTAGGGCTTGAGTTATATTGATTGTGGTCATAGGGAGAAAATTTTTTAGTTTTCAAAAATTAAATTTAGGGTGTAAAATTTTTCCTCTCTATTACCATAAAAATCGTTATTGAAGGTAACTTTAATATAAACTGTAACTTTTTGTCCTATCATTTCGGGAAAAAATACCATACTTTGTCTTGGATTATAGTTGTATTTACTATAGGAAGAAAAATAGGTAGGATAAGCAGGATGATTAATATCGGGATAAGGATTTCTATGAATAGTATACCCTGCTAGATTCATAATACTAGTTTGAGAATTTAATTGAGAAAAAGTATAAGTTTGTGAACCTACAGGAATAGGGGTAGAAAAATTACTATTGGAAAACATTCCCAAATACGAATATATGGGGTAAGTCCATGATACATTTCCTGCTATATAAAAATAATTTGAGTCATATGCGGTTTCAATTAAAGGTACCCCATTGATAACATATTCTGGGTTTAATTGATCTAAATTTCCTGCAACAGTAAAATAATTGTATCCTGCATATTTGACGTGCCATACCCCATTTGCATCTTGATATGAACCTGGGTTGACTTGAGTATCTATTCTAAAAACAGCATCACAACTTCCATCTAGGCATGCTGGGGCATTATTAGAATAGAATATATTATCTTCGGGTGTGCAAGAAGATAAAAATAAAAGAAAAAATAAACTTAAAAAAAACAAAACCTTTTTCATAAATAAATACATTTTAAATTAATATAATGTAATATACGAAAAAAGATTTGTATATCCAAGGATTTTCCAAAAAAATTTTTTAAAAGAGGATTTTGCGGATTTGTGAAATGTGGGTGAAATAGTTATTTCGGAATTGCGATATATGAGTATATATGAGGGGGTGGGTGAAAGATCGTTTTCGATCTAGAGGGTACGGATCCCTTCCACTACCCGCACCCGCCCCACGTATGGACAGCAACGCCGCGTGGGCGCGCCATTATAGTCCGCACACGATCGCACACGACCGTTATCGGCCCGAAATCAAACGAATTAATCCCACTCTTCAAAATCCTCCGAACTTGGATCATCCTCATACAATCCATCGGCAATATCATCAGAAATTATTTCTAAACGTGCAAGTGCGCTCTCTAGGTAAGATTTTACATTAACATTAATTTCGCTATATAATTCACTATTATCAATATAGTCCAATGTATAATCCAGGTTATCTAGTAAATCCGATAATTGATTAGTTAATTCGTTAATTTGTTTAGTTGTATCCATAATGTATAGGTTTTTTATCCATACATATATGGGGGATTATTCCCCCACTGGAATGAATTCTACTAAATCCTTAAATTTGTAACTTATATTAATTTGTTTATTCATTACATATACAAATCCTGTAAATCCTTTATCTGATACCTCTAATACATTTAGATGATAATCATCTGTTATTTTTCTTTCATCTACACTTGATCTGATTTGTTTACTTATAACTCCTCCTTCATGGGTGAAGGTGGCAGAGCCTTTACTATTATGAATTCCTTTTACTCTAAATGGTGTTCCGTTTAAAAATTGTTCTTTTGTCATAACCTTTATTTTTATTATTATGCTTAAATATACGAAATAACATTTGAGTCTCCAAGCATTATTGAGCAGATTTTAACGTTGATGTTATAACATTATAGCTGTTCCCATCCATACTCCTCAATATGGCTAGTTCATCATCATATGAGATTAGTATCCCTAATATTGAAATTTTATCCTCGGTATGCCCCTTATATACGACTCCTATCTGGAGGGTAGGCGTTTTAGGGGGTGAGGACTTTAACTGTTTAATCCAATTGGTATAAAATTTACTGGGCCCCATTCTCAAATATTACAATCTGATTGTTAACAATAGCAAATTGAGATTGAACATAATATACTTTTTTCTCTAATGCGCGACGGGCTTTATTTATTTGTTTTTTATTTTCACGGGAAGTACATCCTTTAGATGCTGTGCAACTGGAAAATAGTACTATGGCCAAACATGTTAGTGCGTATTTCATAACCTTTTTATCTTTAATTATACATCAATATACGAAGTATATTTTAAATCTCCAAACCATAAACACAAAAAGCACCAAGATATTAATCAGGTGCGCTGGTTTTTATTGTTAAAGCCCTATCGGATTTGGCGGACGTTTTTTATACCGTTACTACAATTTTGACTGTAATGG